GGCGAACTTGAAATGCCAGTAGACGAGGAACTTCGTCTTGCATATGTTGCACTTACTCGTGCACAGAAAAAGTTAGATCCAGGTCCACTTAATTGGATTAAAGAATACACTGAAGATGAAGACGAGTCTCCAAAGAAGCCAACTGCCGTAGAAACAGCTATGGGAATGGCTCTTCCTACTGAAAAAGTAACTGAAGATGAGTTTAATGAAAGCACTGTTAAAACAGCTGAAAAAATTGATCCAGCTGTTGAAAAAGTTGCTAATGCAATTATTGAAGCAATCGAAAGAGGAACTGTCCCATGGCAAAAGCCTTGGACTGGTGGAGGATTCCTTCCAACTAGCGTTGCTACAGGTAAAACTTATGAAGGATCAAACATCCTTGTTTTATGGGCAGCTATGGAAAAGAATGGCTGGACAGACAACAGATTCCTTACATACAATAAAGCAGAAAAACTTGGCGGAAATATTCGTCGTGGTGAAAAGGGAACTCAAGTTATCCACTGGCCACAAATATTTAAAGAGGTTGAAAAGCCAGACGGTACAAAAGAAAAAGTTCGTGTCTATCGACCACCTACAATTCGTACAGTCTTTAACGTAGAGCAAGCTGAGAATATTGATCTTCCAGCAATTGTAAAGGGAGAACCAATTCCAGTTACAGAAGGCGAAACAGCAATTCTTGAAGCATACAAAGACAAGCCAGAAATTCTATTTGTAGCTCAAGATCAAGCTTTCTATAGCCCTATAGATGACATTATTAAGCTTCCACAACGTGAGCAGTTCAAGTCTGAGCAATCATTCTTTGAAACTCTTGTTCACGAATTAGCGCATAGCACTGGTCATAGGTCACGTTTGGATAGAACAGAACTTCTGGACAATTATGGAAAGCACTTAGAAAGCCGTGGTGAAGAAGAGCTTATTGCAGAAATTACCGTTGCACTTGTTGCAGGTCGTCTTGGTGTAAAAATTGACTTCGAAAACGTTGCAGCATATGCCAAGTCTTGGCTACCAGCTGTAAAAAATAATCCACAGATGATCGTTAAAGCAGCAAAACAAGCTCAAAGAGCAGTTGACCATATGCTTGGAAAGCAAGAAGAGCCAGAAGGTCCTGTCGATGAAGACGGCAATCCAATTGGCAGCGGAGTTGGAAGTGAAGGTAAAACTGGAGAAGAGATTGCTGCAGAGAAAAAAGCTGAACCTGAAAACAAAGATGAAAGGACTGTATAATGGTTACTAAGTCAGATAAAGAAAAGTATGCTGAGCTCGTTGCCGCAGCTTATAAAAAGTTGATGGATATTGCCGAGTCAGACCCTAACGCTGTCGAGGCAGATGAAGACGAAATGGAGGAACTATGAAGATCTCTTCCGCTAAAGAGTACCCTAAAGAGGGTGTCTCATTAGTCTACTCAAATGGTGACAACATTATTCTTCAACAAATTTTTTATACAGAAGATTACGGAATTTTTACTCGAATAAACAATCAATGGGAACTGCTATCCGAAGACGATGAGAGTTTGGAAAATATGTCTATTATGGACATTCTCCCAGAAGACTACAAAATAGTTACAGAAATGTTTGATAATGCCAGTGCTACTAAAACTCCTTTAACATATGACAATGTTAAAAAGTATGAAGTAGCTTATTCTATCGAAGGTAGATCGATGACAGCAGCTGTTGAGACATCTGAAGGATGCCCTCCAGCTACTCAAGATATTGGCATTAATCTTGATAACCGTAAAAACGCTATTGACACCGCTATGTATGGACCCCTTAATCCTCTAGAACCAAACGATGAGTATTGGGAAGCAATTGCAGATGAATGGTCTGTCGATAAAGAGACTGCAAAGAAACAACTTTGCGGCAATTGTGCCGTGTTTATTCAGACCCCAAGGATGCTGGATTGTATTGCTTCTGGGCTTGGAAATGAAGAAGGAAATGATGCTTGGGGCTCAATCGAAGCTGGAGATTTAGGGTATTGTGAAGCATTCGACTTTAAATGCGCTGCATCCCGCACATGTCGTGCATGGGTCGCTGGTGGACCAGTTACAGAGGAGAGCAAATAATGGATTACGTTGGTCGTAACGGCTCTAGATTTCTCTTCATATCTGAAACTTTTGGTGCTGTAGTAGACGAGTCAAAAAACCTTGTTGTTGCTTTAGACGTTAAAGAGCCTCTTATTGCAGCAGTTAATTGGGATTCAGAAAATAACCGTCCAAGTGGAGCATCTGTAGAACTTGCAGCAGCAGCTCTTACAAATTTAGATATTAAAGTTTTTTCAAATAATGATCGTATGTATACGATTCCTGACTCAGTAGTTGCTGAGGCAAAGCGCGGCCTTGAGTGGCGCAAAGAAGAAGATAGAGGAGGAACATCAGTTGGGCTTAATACCGCTCGCACGCTTGCTCGGGGTGGCCAAATCGGAATTAGAAAAGTCCGACACATTGCCAAATACTTCCCACGTCATGAAGTAGATAAAAAGGGAACTGGCTACAAGCCGGGACAAAAGAATTACCCATCAAATGGCCGCATCGCTTGGGCTCTTTGGGGTGGGGATGCGGCTAAGTCTTGGGCTACTGCAATTGTAAACCGTGAAAATAAAAAGGCTAAATCAAATTCAATTACTGCTGGCGGATTAGATCCTATGGATTTTGAAATGCCAAAAAGAATTAATTACGATTCTTTTATTGTTTCAAAGACAATGCCTGAAGACAATGTTATTGAGTTTTTTGCTCGTATTCGCTTAGACGGATCTGGCATTGATCGCTTATATCGAATTGAACCAGCAGGGCACATTTATGTGTGGGACGATGGCGACTGGGAAGATATGGGTATGCCAGACGCTGATATGTCTATGTACGACAAAATTCTTGATAACCCTAACGATAAAACACCTTGTGGACACGTTCCAGTAGATACAGAAACTGCACTTTTTATTGCAGCACTTATCGACAACGAACCATTTATTGCACATAAGGTAGAAAAGCTATACCCAGAAGAAAGCAAAATTTATCAAGAAGCCTACCCAGATATTGATATGGATTTGTTAGATGATCTAGCTTTTCAAGATGAAATGTCTGATTCATGGGACTCCTTTGATGACAGCTTAACTGCTGCAGGAGAGACTCCAAGTTCTGGTGAAGGTGATGGTATTTATACTCCAGAAGAACGCTCTCAAAAAGCATCTGCTCAGTTAAGGGATAAAACAGGTAAGTTTGCAAAGATGGGTGGCCGTGTAATTATCGGTGGCCGTCCTGAATATCAAGGAAACATTCGTGCTCTTGACGCTAAAACACAAACTGCTCAAGTAGAACTTGATAACGGAAATTTAATTAGTATTGCTGCAAATATGACGGAACCAGCAGAGTCATACGTTCCTATTCCTACTTCAGTTGCAGAAGGAGAATTAGATACATCTGGAATTCTTGGTGAGCCTCGTACTCCTATGGATTCACCTATCCGTATGCCAGGAACTCTTCCTTCACTAAACGCACAAAATTTAAATTTAATGCTAACTAATTATCCTCAATGGGTTTCAGATCAAAGACTGTCTCCAGATCCACAACCAACTCAAGCACCTGCAAGTTCTAATTTAAGAGCTACTCCTCAAACTGCAGTTCCTCAACAACCTCAAAACGTAGAAAAAGAAGTTTCTAAAGACAATCCTTTATACAAGTATTACCCAGAAAAGTTTACTAATTGGACTAAGGAAGTAAATGCATACAACCTTCCTATACTTAAGCCTTGGCTTGAATCTGGACCAGATACTCGTCGTAAATATAATCCTTTTGTAGATCCAGAAAAAACAAAAAAAATTACTGAAGAACGAGGAATTAAATCTCCTAAACTTGACTCTAAAGGTCGTCCTCTAAAAGCTTCTGCTGGAGAAGAAAAAGCAATGACTCCTGAAACTTCAGATGTGCCTATTCTTCATATGGCAATAGTTTCACCAGATGACCCGCAAGCTGTTATGGATTTAGTTGCTCTTGTACCTGCATCTAATAAAACAATTGAACCAGCTACCTACACTCGTAAAGATGGTAAATGGATACTTGATTCCCAGATATTAAATGATCTTCGTAGTGCAACACCTCCACCAGTGGTTGTCTTAGATGACAAAACTCTTGTTGACGTTTTAGAGCAAGTAGACAACAAAGGCGAGTCAATGACTGCTGCTGGAGGACTAGATCGTAACCGCGGTCAAGCAGAAAAGCTTCGTCGTTATTGGTTATACGGTAAAGGTGCAGCAAAAATTCGTTGGAGAACTCCAGGAGACTGGACCCGTTGCTATCGTCAATTAGCTAAATACATGGGACCTCGTGCAAAGGGCTACTGCGCTCTTCGTCATAAAGAAGCAAATGGTTACTGGCCAGGCGATAAAAAGAATCGTGAAATGACATCATTTAGTGTCGATACTTTGCATAATTATGATGAACTTTTGAGCACTTTTATTATGCGTGCTAGAGCAGCAGATGCTAAAGCTAGAGTTATGACCGCTGGTGGCGACATGGATTATGACCAAGGGTCAGAGTTCTATATTCCTCTAGTTATCCCAGAAGAAGTCGAGTCTGGAGATGGCAGAGTTATTGTTAAAGATGCTCTTTCTATAAGAGATCTTCCACTGCCTCTTTTATGGCAAATTCAAACAGGAGAAGGCCATAATGGGTCGGTTGTAGTTGGAAAAATTGTTGTAATGGAAAGAGTAGATGGCGGAATAGGAAATGCTAAAGGCTACTTTGATAAAGGCGCATATGGACAAGAAGCTGAACGACTAGTTCGTGGTGGCTTTATTCGTGGAGTTTCGGCAGATCTCGATCAATTTGAGGGTGACGAAGAGGTTCAAGAGGTTAAAGAAACTTCTGACACCAAGGTAGAAAGCGGTAAAATAAAGATCAAGAAAGCACGAGTCATGGCTGTGACTTTGGTGCCGAAGCCAGCTTTCCAAGAATGCTCAATTCAACTCGCCGATGAGCTCGGCGGAGAAGAGGAAGAAGTGAATATCCCTGACGGCGTATATGTCGAAGGAGTAAACCCTCTCGATGCTTCGGCTCTTGTTGCTTGCGGAATGATCGCAGGTGCAATTCCAGTTAATCCACCAAAAGAGTGGTTTAACGATCCAAAATTAACAACTGCAACACCACTCACTGTTGATGATGATGGTCGTGTATTCGGTCATATCGCAGCTTGGAATGTTGATCATATCGGCATGAGTATGGGAACCAAGCCTCCACGCAGTCGTAGCAAGTATGCATATTTTCACACAGGTGTAGTTCGTACAGATGATGGTACAGATGTACCAGTAGGGCAATTAACTCTTGCGGGGGGACACGCATCACTAGAAGCATCAGCCTCTGAAGCAGTTCGTCACTACGACGACACAGCGTCTGCAATTGCAGATGTACATGCTGGAGAAGATGCCTATGGTATTTGGGTAGCTGGATCAGTTCGTCCAGGATCTACACCAGAACAAATTCGTGCACTTCGTGCATCAGCACCATCTGGTGACTGGCGCCCAATTAAAAATTCTTTAGAACTAGTTGCTGTATGTCAGGTAAATGTTCCAGGATTCCCAATTGCTCGTGCTCGTGTTGCATCAGGATCTGTTATGGCTCTTGTTGCTGCTGGAGCAAGTGTTCTTGCACAACTAAAAAGCGATCCACTTTTAGAAATGAAGGGTCGTCTTGAAGCTTTAGAGCGTCCACAAAAAGAAGCTTTAGTTGCTTCAGCAAATGATGCTCGTTCTCGTATTCAAGCTTTTCAAAATGCACAATTATCAGAGCAAAAAGCTTTAATTGCTGCAAAAGTTTCAAAAATAAAAGTAGACTCGGATCTCGATTATGACTATATGACCGAGATGTTCGATGATGACCCAGAAAATGAAATGGGAGTTATCTCTCGTAAGACTCGTATGCGTCTTGCTGAAGAAGGAAAAGCACTTCCAGATGGATCCTTTCCTATCCGCAATCCTCAGGATTTAAAAAATGCTATCCGTGCTTATGGTCGCTCAAGGCCAGGAAGCCGTGGCAAGGTAAAACGTCATATCATGAAACGTGCTATTGGTCTTAATAGAGAAGAAATCATTCCAGAAAGTTGGAAAGGTGCAGCCTCTAATTTAGATGAAATTGTCGAGACTATGAAAACTCGAGCAACTTTTGCAGCAGCTTCTATGAATTCAGAAGCAGTTTTTTCAACACAAGAATTTGCTGAAGATCCTATAGAAGAAGAGATTGCTGACCTTACAGATGAAGAAATTGAAGCATTAAAAACTGAAGCAAAAGCTCGTAAAGATCAAGAAAATGATGGTATCTCTCGTGATGAAGATGGCCGTGCTAAATACACCCCTGAAACTCAACCTCGTGATGCCTCAGGCAAGTTCCGTCAGGTATTAGCCCGTATCAAGCAGGATCTTGGAACATCTGGTTTAGACCGTGTCCTAGATAAAATTGCAGAAGCTGAAAACTTTGATAGCACTGGCGATTACGCTGGAGCAGCTAAAGCAGCAGGAGATTTACTCGGAATTATTGACCGATTGGACTCTGGAGCACTAAATGCTGAAGCTTTAGAGAACGTTCGAATTAGCGCTGGAGAGCTTGGAAAGGTTATTGCTAACCTACCTTTTGCCTTCGGTGAAGATGCAGAAAAGATTCGCTTCTCAGACGTTCCTCCAGCTCTTAGAGACCTCATGAAAGACATGATTACTCGTGTAGAGGACAAGATTGGTCAAGAAGATGCTGACGAAGCAACAGAGGGTTTGAAGAAGTTTATTTCAGGTAGCGATCTCTATAATCAATCAGAAATATCTTCCCAGATGGCAAAGCTTCTTCGCTTACTTACCTAAGTAGAAGATAATCGTACAAATAACCATATAAAAAATAATGTACTATATAAATCAGGTGGAGTGCCTCCACGCATCTAATGCGTCTGTGAGTCCCTCGGCCTCGACTGATAAGCGAGACGAGAAGCCTTAACACCTTCTTGTCGTAACTGGCCCGGAAAAGGAACAGTAATGGACCAAATTAAAGAATCATTTGATTCACTAGCTGAACTCACTGACGATCAAGTTACTGAGTTACAGAACAAGATAATCAAAGAATTTGAGTCTGTAGAAAAAGATGACCTTACTCCGCAATCAGTTGACGCAATGTCGTCATTAGCCGACATGCTTGGCACCGTTCAAGGTGAATTCAAGCGACGCGAGGCCGCGGTTCAAGAGCTCGCACAGCGGGCAGCAGAAGCAGCCTCTCGTGTGTACGGCGAAGACAAAGAAAAGGATATGGAATCCGATTCCTCAGAGGAAAAGAAAGAAGAGATGACTTCTGAATCTGAAGCTGCAATGGCTGAAGATAAAAAAGAAGAAGACATGCCTTCTGAAGAAGTTCCTGCAGCCGAAGCTCCTATGGCAGAAGAAATGCCAATGGAAGAAGAAGCACCAACTCCAGTGATGGATGAGGAAAAGAAAAAGGAAGAGGAAAAAATGTCCGAAGCGTCAATCGATGCAGATAAGACCGTCGAACTTTCGACAGAATCAAACGAAGTTGTTACCGAAGCAGCTGCCGCTGTAGAGGCAACCGCTGTTGTTGCAGATGGTGCAGAAGATGCTCCAGCCGCAGAAGCAGCACCTGTTGAAGCAGCAGAAGCTGTTGAAGCAGTTGTAACAGAAGCAGAAGTAGTTGTTGAAGATGCAGCAGTTGTTGCAGATTCAGAAGCTGCAGTTGCAGAAGTTACAGAAGATGCAGAAGCATCAATCCAAACACAAACAGAACCTACAGAGGTTCAAGAAAAGATGGAGGCACCTGTGACCGCCGCTGCTGATAATGCAGATAACCTCAATATCGAGGTCCCGGCTGACCGTCGCCCTGTTGCACAGGCATCTGTAGCTCCCGTGGCAATCACTGCGGGTGCTGACATTCCTGGCTACACAGCTGGCAGCCCAATGAACAACATGATCGATGTTGCTTCAGCGTTCGAAAAGCGTATCCACGCTCTACGTCGCGTAAATGGTGGAGATGGAGAGCAACACATCGTTGCATCTATCGCTACTCAATACCCAGAAGCTCGCACTCTGACAACAGATGCTGAGTCAAACTGGGCAAAGGTTCAGGCCGTAACTGGTCCTGAAGCACTTGTTGCATCTGGTGGACATTCAACACCATTCGAAGTTAAGTACGACATCTTTGGTCTTGGTACCACTGCTCGTCCACTTCGTGATGCACTTCCAAAATTCCAGGCTGACCGTGGCGGTATCCGCTTCGTAACTCCACCAGTACTTAGCTCATACGCTAACGCTGTTGGAATCTGGACCGCAGCAAACGACTCAGCAGAAACACCAAACCCAGCTGCAAAGCTTAGTTTGACTGTAACTGCTGCTGGTGAAAACACTGTTGCTACTGATGCTGTAACACTACAGCTACAATTCGGTAACTTGATGACTCGTGCATATCCTGAATTGATCGCTCGCCACAATGAGCTTGGTCTTATTCAGCACGCTCGTGAAGCAGAAGGACAAATCCTTACTCGCTTGACAGCACTGTCAACAGCTGTTACATCAACATCACTAATCGGTGTAGCTCGTGACTTCCTAGTACAACTAGGTCGCGCAGCAGCTAACTACCGTGGTCGCCATCGCCTAGAGGCAGATGCTCCACTTCGCGTCATTGCTCCATATTGGATCAAGGATGCAATGGTTGCAGATCTTGCTATCGCAGCTCCTGGTGACAACACCCTTAATGCAGCCGCAGAGATCGATGGTTACATCGCATCTCGCAACATCAACATCACCTACCACATCGATGATTTCACCGATGCACAAGGTGCTGCTGCAATGAACGAGTTCGCAGACACATTCGTCTGGTACATGTTCGCAGAAGGAACATTCTTGTTCCTAGATGGCGGTACATTGGATCTCGGAGTTATCCGTGATTCTACCCTTGTTGGAACCAACGACTACAAGATGTTCGTTGAAACCTTCGAAGGTGTAGCAAAGGTTGGCGTTGAGTCACTCAAGGTCACATCAACCATCTCAGTGAACGGTGTAGCAGCAGCTCTCCGTGACACAACAGGTGGCGCAACCGCTGCGGCAATCGAATACTAAAATTCGGTAGCCTAAAGTAATTAAGTCAAAACCCGAGCAGACACTTAGAAAGAAACAGGAGAAAACTAGAAATGGCGTTTAGAGGAATCTATCCAGCACCAGATTTGGTTCAGGCACCTTGCGGACTTCTAAGTGTCGCTCGGGTTATGACTCATACCACCGCAAATTACGATGAGCGTTGGGTTCGTGGCTTTAGCTACGAGTTTGATTCACAACCAGAAGTAGAAATATTTACAGTAAATGACGCAGCTGCTAGTGCAGTTGTAGGAACATCAACTCTTCCACAATTCAAAGAGTACGAACCTTTCTTTATTCAAGTAACAGATACTCGTTCATATTTTGGTATTAATGGTGAAGATCGTTTTGCAATCGCTAGAAAGCAGTTAGAAGCAGCAACACAAAAAGCAGTAGAGCTTGAGTTTTGGGAAGGCAAAGCTTCAATTGCTGAAACAAATGGGAATGATTTTTTAAGGGAAACAGGAGTAGCAACCGTAGTAAATAGCGGTGCTCTAGCTCCAGCAACAGCACTTATGCTGTTGGAACAAGCAATTTCTTCATCGCCAGCAGGAACAAACGGAGTCATTCACATGACCCGCGATGTTGCTTCGATCCTAGGATCTCGCATCATCTACCTACCAGCAGATGGAGGAAAAACAGGTAAAGCAATGACTCGCTTAGGAACAGATGTTGTCATTGGATCTGGTTACACAGGTGCTGGGCGTTTAGAAGATGCCAACACCACTGCTTCTGCTTCAAATAAGTGGATGTTTGCAACTGGCCCTGTTGATATACACCTAAGTAAAGTTGAAATTGTAAATGAGAACCTAGGTCAAGGTGCAACTGTAAGTACGAATACAAATGACTTAACAGTCAGAGCGGTTCGTTCAGCTGCGGTATACTTTGATCCAAGTATCTTTTACACAATTCGTCTAGCACTACCCACAACCTAGTAAGAAATAAACAAAGGAGAACACTGGAATGGCCACTCAGGACTATGCGGCTAGCGTCCAAGGTGTGGCGATCCGAGTCACAAGACTGGACGCCGCTGGCAATTTGCTCAATGGAGCAGGAGACAGCTACACAACCTCGGCGTTCCTCCGCACATCTTTCACCCCTGAATATGAAGAGGGTGACGAAATCGTTGAGAAGTCAGCAGACGGCACTGTATGCGTGTCATACAAAGCCCCTGACACACTTAAGCGAATTACAATGGAACTCGCAATTTGCGAACCAGATACAGAACTTTCACAACTAATCTCTGGCGGTTTGTTGCTTCGTAAGAACTTCGGTTCTTTTGCATCACCACAGAATAAGTCAGTCGGTTGGGCCGCACCTTCCGTTGGCGATGACCCTTCAGGCAACGGTGTTGCTCTTGAATGCTGGTCTTTTGCTGTCGCAGATGGCCGCCGTGCTTCAACTAACCCATACTTCCACTGGGTATTCCCATACGCAAAGCTTCGCCAAAGCGGAGACCGCGTAATTGAAAATGGAATGCTTGCCACAACCTTTGAAGGTTATGGACTTGGAAATGTTAACTTTGGTTCAGGTCTAGATGGCCGTTGGGAGTATCCAGTAGCTACTGAGCGTTCATACTCATATGCTCGTACTTCATACTCACCTACAGGTCTAAAAGGCTTCTACCGCTGGTTTAATAACTCAACAAAGACAGTTTCAAACAAAGCTTTAACATCAAACATTGCAACGCTTACAACAGGTGCTGCACATGGGTTTGAAGTTGGTCAGAGCGTGACTGTAAGCGGCGTTGATTCAACATTTAACGGTACTTACACAATCACAGCAGTTCCAACCACAACAACCTTCCGCTATGCAAAGACTGCATCAGATGTTGCATCTACAGCAGTTAGCCCAGTTGGTTCAGTACTTCGTAACCGTGGATACCTTGCAGTGACAGATTTTGACTCACAAGGCTCAACATCTTCATTCAACGTTCCAGGTAGCGAAGAATACAACGCGGATCTACCAGTTGACTTCATTATTGCGTCAACCGAGGATCCAACCGCTTAATTCATTAGGAAAGGCGGGCATCGAGCCGATGGTTTTTAAACTACGGTTTGTGCCCGCCTTCTTACTTAGAGACGAGGTGAGAGTGTGAGTAATCTTTGGGTAACACCAGAAGAGTTAGGTACATACACTAACTCTGATTACGCCTACGAAGCTTGTAAAACAGCCTCTTATCTTCTTTGGGGAATGTCAGGCCGTAAATTTAGCGGTGTAACAACAGTAACAGAGAGATATGTATCTTCTTACGATCCTTATCTTCGCTCAGGCGGATCAAGCCTTACCTACACTCCAGTTTTAGTAGATGGCAACATTGTAAATATTGCATCTGGCGGATTTAATCGCTACGCAGATGATGACTTCCAAGGTGATGGAACCTCTGCAAACTCTCGTGTACGTCTTCGTGGTCGCAAGGTAATTAAAGTGCATACCCTTCGTGATCTTGATGGAAACATTATCGAGCCAAACAAATATTATTTATCTGACCACTCAACAATTCTTGGAGTACCCGGAGCAGGTTGGTCACCATCTCAAGTAGAAGTTACTTATACCTACGGAACACCAGCGCCTACTGCAGGTCGTGCTGCTGCCCGTGTTCTTGCTACAGAGCTTGTAAAGCTTTATGAAAATGATGACACCTGTGCTCTTCCACAACGAGTTACATCTATCTCTCGTCAAGGTGTTTCATATACCCTTCTTGACAGCCAAGATTTTATTGATGAACTTCGCACTGGTATATATGCAATTGATCTTTTTCTTAAAACAGCTAACCCAGACAAAGCTCGCGCCCGCGCTCGTGTCTTTAGCCCTGATCAACCTCGTGCTCGTCGTATTACTGGAGCATCTCCTCTCTATCCACTTAGCGCATTTGATCTCTATGTAACAGCCGATGGCGCAGCTAATCTTTATTATTTCTCAGAAATTAATGGAGACTTCTTAGATTCTGACAATAACTGGACCATACAAATTGATTTTTCTGACATTAATAACCTCACAACTACAACAATTGCTAACGCAGCTGCAGTTGATAGAGTAGAAAATACAATAAGAATTAGTACAACTTATAAAGATGTATTAGATGTACTAGGTCCTCGTGACCCAGGAATTTTAGATATGTACGCTGTTCGCCCAAGTCTTGCAAATCCAGCTGTCGACGAGATTGTTCCGCTAATTTCTAGTAACATTATTATGCAATTAGGCGAACGAACAATTCCAATTTATACCGTATAACTAAAGAAACTAAAGGACAAGAGGACATATGGGACTAGATGTGAACCCAGCTACAGTATCTAACGATGCTAAGAATTTAGCTGTTCTTATGCAAAACGTTCTTAATGCTGTAATAAATACATATACTTCTTACACGATGCCACTTCCTGGTCGTCGCTATTGGACATTAGGTACACCAGCTGTTGATTGCGAGCAGGTAGTTGTTTCTATGTTGCAAATGTACATTGGATCTCCAGGAGATGAAGCAACCTCTCCACGCAGATGCAATGATCCTCGCTCAGTAACTCTTTTAGTTCAAGTTTCTCGTGAAGTTCCTACAGTAGGAACAAATGGCAGAGCACCATCTGGAGATGCAATTCAAGATGGTTCAGAAATTTCTGCATACGACGCATGGATTCTGTTGGATAGCTCAAGACTGTTGGATCAATGGGATCCAGCAAACTTTGGTCTTGGAGTTATTGCAACAGTAGAAACTAGCTCTCCTGAGGGTGGGTTTCAAACAGTAAGTATGACTATAACTATGGCGGTTCCATAATGGCTAGAGTTAAGTTTTACGATACAGTTTTAGATAACTTTCTTAACAATCCTAACGGAGAAGTAGGTCGGTTTCTAAATAATAAAGGAAAAGAAATAATTACAGCTGCCAGAGCAATGGTAGGTGTAAGAACTGGAAATCTTCGTAGCTCTATCCATATGAGACACATGAGAGATCCACGAGGTCAACGTATCTGGGTTGGGTCAACCTTAAATTACGCACTAGCACATCATGAAGGAACTGCTCCTAGAGTAATAACCCCAAAAAGCGGAAAAATGCTTAGGTTTGTTTCAAGAGGACAGATTGTTTATGCACATTCAGTTCAGCATCCAGGAACTAAAGCTAATCGTTATTTAAGTAATGCACTTAAAGCCAAGATATAATTAACACAACGACAGAAAAGGAAAAACTGATGACAACACGATTTAAAGATTTTGGAGATGGTGGAGCTCAAAACACCGATCCAATCTCATTTAAACTTCATGGTGAAGACTTCGAGTGCGTAAAAAACCTACAAGGTAATGCGCTTTTAAGTCTTGTTGCAAAAGCTGGTAGTGGAAACGCTACAGATGCAGCAGATACCATTAAAGATATCTTTTCAAGAGCTCTTCTAGCAGAAAGCTATGAAAGATTTGAAAAGCTTATTGATGATAAGGACAAGATTGTAACTGTAGAAACACTAGGCGAAATTACCGCTTGGCTAGTAGAACAGTATTCAGGCCGCCCTACGTCGGGGCCAGAGCAATCACAGAGTGGGCAGTAGACCTCTGGCCTTATGTAAATGGTAAAGCCTTAACTAACGGATTAAAATTGGAGAGTATGGATATGTCAGACATGTTAGATGTCCTTCATTACTATATGGAAACCGATTTTAATACATCGAGTGCAGAACAAGCAGAAGCTCGTGATAAAGCTAGAGGCATTATCTATAAAAGTCTATACAACAAAGATTATAGATTTAAATCTAACAGTAATACTTATTCTCAAACATCAGCAAATGGTTTTGAGGAAGATATATCTGTTTTTGATCCTGAAAAAGGACCAACGAAGTCTTATGTCCCACCGACGGACTTCAATCCAGACTCCGAAAATCCTTTCGGAGACATATTAGATGCACCATTAGGTAGCTAGGAGGTGATGGCATGGCAGTTGTAGGTGAAGCATCCGTAATTGTTCGTGCCGTCACCACTGGCGTAAAAAACGATATTCAACGTGCATTTGATGGTATTGATAGAGTTGGAGAACGTGCTGGTGCAGACGCTGGTGCAAGTTTTAGTAGAGGTTTTAGAAGTAAATCAAGTGGAGATATAGGTTATTTATTTGGTAAATCTTTATCTCAAGCTGATGTAGACAGGTTTACTACGGCTAGAGAAAGATTTTTATCTCTCGCTAGAACTGGTTATATAGTAGTTACAGCCTTAACTGCTCTTGGTGGAGTTTTAGGTTCAGTAATAGGTGGTTTAGGTGTTTTAATTTCAATAACAGCCGCTGCTACTCCTGCTTTATTAGGACTTTCTGGCGCATTTTTAGCTGTTGCCGCTGGAGCTGGAGTATTAAGAGCTGCTTTTGGTGGAGTAGGCGAAGCAATAAGTGCTGGAGCTAAAATTGGATCAAATGCTGCCCAAGACGCAGACAGACTTACTGAAGCAAATTTAAGATTATCAGATGCATATTACAATTTAGATGACACAATTCGTCAAAACAATAAAAGAAAAGCAGATGCAGTAGAAGCAGAATCAGATGCATCTATTGCAGTTGCAGATGCAGCTATTGCAGTAGAAAGAGCTGAAAGAGCTTATCAAGGTGCTGTTAGAAATACTGAAAAAGCCCTTGAAGCAGTTACAGAAGCTCGTGAAGAAGCTAAAGAAGCAATCCAGCAACTTCGTTTTGAACTTGAAGGCGGAGTTATTTCTGAAAAGAAAGCACGTCTTGAGTTTGAAAAAGCTCGTGACTCTCTGCAACGTGTTCAAGATCTTCCACCAAATTCTCGTGCTCGCCGTGAGGCAGAACTTGCATTTGCTGAAGCAGATCTCAATCTTCGACGTGCAATTGATAAAAACAACGACTTGCGTAAATCAACAGCTAAAGCAAATCGTGAAGGTGTAGATGGCAATAAATTAGTAATTGCTGCACAAGAAAAACTTGCAGACTCTAAACAAGCAGAAAGCGATGCTCAAATAGATGCTGCACGATCAACTATTTCTTATAGAGAAGCTTTAGAAGATCTTAAAAAAGCACAAGACGCAGTAACAGCTGGTGGAGAAGTAGATCGTCAAAATCTTCGTGCTTTAGAGCTTGCTAATAGAGAAGTTGAAGCTGCAATTAAGGCTCAAGCTGCGGCTGCTAAAGGATCTGGTTTTGATGAGTATAAGGCTGCTCTAGATAAACTATCCCCAGCTGCTCAAGATTTTGTTAAGTATATTATTAGTTTAAAAGAAGCCTTTGAAGAGCTTCGTAAAAAACTACAAGAAGCATTTTTTCCTAAGTTTACAGAAGCAGTAAAACTTCTTTACGACACATACTTAAACCCGAACTCCCCTTCTAGCTTAGAAGGAGCTTTAGTAAGAATTGCAGGAAAACTTGGAGAGCTATCTCTTGAATTTGCAGAAGTATTTACATCAGCTAGAAAACAAAAAGAAATAAACGATTTATTTGATTCCTTTACCCCTATTCTTGATGCTTTGGGTGGAGCATTTATTGATCTTGCTTCAGCTTTTGTAACTCTTCAAGCTGCTTTTATCCCATACACAATAGAATTTTCCCAGTTTATTGAAAAGAAAGCAGAAGCTTTTAGAAAAACTGTGGAGCTTAAAGATGCAACTGGCGAGCTTAATGAGATATTTAAGACAGCTACAGATATAGTAAAAAAGCTAGGAGAAGGTTTTGGAAATGCTTTTAGCGCTTTTGGAACTATTATTTCTGCAACAGTTGCTCCAGGTGGAGCAGCAGATACGTTTTTACAGTGGTTTATAGATGTAACAGAGAGTTGGGAAAAAACAACTAAAGCATTAAATGAAGAAGGAAAACTTGCGCCATTCCTTACAAACTTAACCATAGGGGCTCAAGGAGTGTTAGAAGTTATTGGATTAATAGCTTTAGGGTTTTTACAAATAGCCGCTTCTCCAGGATATTTATCTTTTATTGAATCTTTAAAAAATGTAACTAGAACTTTTAATGAAGTAGGTCTTGAAATATCTAAGCCAGGTGGGGCACTTGAATCTTTTGGCAAGTTTTTAGAAGAAATTGCAAAATTTGTTTTAATAGTTACAGAATCAGAATCTATAAATATTTTCTTTAAAACTTTAACTGGCATTTTAAAAGTTTTAAATACAGTTCTTGGGTCAGAGCTTGGACAAGCTTTCTTGTTGGTTAGTGGTAGTTTGCTTGCATTTACTGCTGCAATAAATATATCTAAAATAGCTTTTACTTTTTATGCAAACTCACTTAAAGGTGCCATGATAGGAATTATGAACGGTATTATGGCTTTACCTAGTGCAATTCCTGGAGTTAAAAGATTAAAGCAAGAAGTTGCTTTTCTAACTTATGGTGTTGGTTTTCTTAGTGCAAAATTTGTACTTATAGGAATTGCAATTGCAGCAGTTGTAGGAGTATTTATCTTAGCATATAAGAATAGTGAAAAACTAAGAGAAGCTCTTAAAGATATGTTTGAAAATGTTCTAAAGGCTTTAAAAGAAGCTTGGGACGAAATAAGTGAAGCTTTGAATGAACTTCTAGAGCCACTTGGTGGAGTTTCTGGTGTCTTTGAAAAAATAGGAGACTTTTTATCTGTAACTTTGGTTCCTCTTCTTGAGTTTATTCTTGTTGGTGCAATTAACATAGTTAAAGACGTTATTTTAGGGATTATAGGAACTATTCAAAGATGGGTAGATAGATTAATTGGATTTAAAAACGAAGTAGTAGGGTTTTACGATAAAGTTAAAGAAATATTCGGTAAAATAGGTGAGTTAAAAATTGGTGATATTTGGGCAGGAATAAAAACTAGTTTTAAATCTGCTCTTAATTGGGTAATTGAAAGATGGAATAATTTATCATTTAAACTGCCAAGTTTTGAAGGACTTAAAATTGCTGGTAAAACTGTTATTCCTGCTTTTGAAGGTCCAACTCTTAGACTTCCATATGTAACTCCACTGGCAGAAGGTGGAATAGTTCCAGCTACACCTGGAGGAATGCTTGCTCGTATTGGAGAGGCTGGCCGTCCAGAGCGTGTAGAGCCTCTTGACCCAGATGGTTTATCAAAACGTGATAAGGCAATGATTGAAATGATTGCTGGAGAGTCACGAGGAATTCAAATAACAGTTAATCCATCTCCAGGAATGGATGAACGTGAACTTGCTTCTCTTGTCTCCCGTCAACTTGCTTTCCAACTTCGTAAAGGTGCTGCATAATGGCTGAAGTATTTAATCAAAGAGAAGAAAACAGCATTGTAGATCGTTCTTTAACGCCTCTTCCACAGCCGCATTTAACTGGAATGAAGCTACAAGGCGATATTGCCTTGGGAGAATTTCTTTTTAACACTATTGATGAGTATGGTGTTGTTTGGGTAATTACAGAAATTGATGGATGGTGGCAACATCCAGAGCCAGATATGCCAGATATTCCTCGTGGTTTTGGTGACGGTTCCTACGACATTAAAGGTCGCTACCAAGCAAGAATTTTGACTCTTAGTGGAAGCTTTTTAACTCCTGACCCATCTTTAGTAGAAGCAGCTCGTGACCGTCTCATTGACGCAACAAACCTTGTATATCGTGGTGCTTGGCTTAAAACAGGTATTGAATCTGACAACAAACGTTCTTCATTTGTACGTCTAAGTGGTGGTCCAAGCATTCAAACAACTACTGCACGAGGCAGAACAGATTTTTCAATTGGTCTAAAAGCAGCTGACCCAATTAAGTATGCGTGGAATGACTCGGATCCAGACGGCTATGAAAGAATTGAAATACCAGCGGTCAATAGAACTACTGGTGCTACAGGAATTGAAACTATTACTAATATTGGAAATGTAGAAGTTCCAGTTAATTTTGAAATTTCTGGTCCTATTATTGGACCTGCTCGAATATACAACAGAACTACAGACAAGCTGCTTTATATTGTTTCAGGACTTAGAGGACGTTTAACTTCTTCAATTGTTAATAAACAGTTAGATTTTAATGAAGATACCTTGGAAGATATTGTTACTTTAACTACTACAACAGCTCACGGTCTTTTACAAGGAGATACAGTAGAAATTAGCGGTCTTGCAGAATCTGACCTTAATGGCGAATTTTTTATTACAGAAGTTCCTACATCTACAACATTTAAATACAGTCTTTTTCCTTTAAACAGAGCTATCACAAAAACTGTTGTAGCAAAAAAGTTAGTAAATAATGTTGCTACAGTGTTTACAAAAGAAGCTCACGGGTTTGTTGGCGGTAACACTGTTTTCTTAAAAGACATAGATTCTGTTTTTAGTGGTAGCTACACAATTACTAGTGCAACAGCCACAACTTTTACATTTGCAAAAGATAGAAGCACATCTAGAACTGTAACTGGAGCTGTTTTAATTTCTAACATTGCAACTCTTACCACTAGCGAAGCACATGGATTTGTTGAAGGTGAAGAGGTAACTATTGCTGGACTAGATCAAAACTACAACGGAGCTTTTAGAATTATATCTATCCCATCAACCACGACTTTTAGTTACTCTAAAACAAGAACAGATGCTAGAGCTATTTCTTCACGTTCAATGGCTAATGATGTTGCCACTATTACAATGAGTTCTACACACGGATTTTCTGTTAACGAAGTTGTTGCTGTATCTGGCATGGAAAGAACTGCTAATCAAGTTGCCCTTGACTTTGAAAATCCATTTAATGGAACTTTTATAATTAAATCTCTTCCAACTACTTCATCTTTTACTTATGATGTACCTAGACTTTACTCTTCTTCTATAACAACAACTTCTAGATCTTCAAATCAAGCTTCTATTACAGTAGCTGAAAGCATTCAAGCTAGCGTTGGAGATACTATAGTTATTGAAGATGTAGCTAACACTTCATACAATGGGACATTTACTGTTACTGCGGTTTTAAGCAGCACAACGTATGCTTTTGCTTCTGTTGGGGCTAATGAAGCTCCTATTGGGGTTACAACTGGAAAAGTTACTTTGCTTTCTATTAGACCTTTTTCTGCTGTAGTAGCTGCTGGTGTTTTTGATATTATTTTTGGTGGAACTCATAGCTTTATTGTTGGAGAAAGCGTTACAATTTCTGGTTTGGGAGCTGCATATAATGGAACTTATACTGTTTTAGATACTCCACAATTTAACGTAATCCGTCTTGATGGCACAGGAAAACCTGCAATTGATGCGAGCATAGTTACACCTCCTATTTCAATTAGGGCTAGGACTGGAAACACTGTAACAATTACTACATCTGTTTCTCATAATTTAGTTAATGGTCAGTATGTAAGAGTAAATGGTCTTGATGCTGTTTTAAATGGAATTTGGATTGCAACAGTTACAGGGGCAAACACATTTACCTATACAACTCCCAGCTCTGGAACTATTGACCCTGCAGCACCTAGTGGCACTGCATCTATTTCAGGAGCTTTAGTAAGACGTTCTAGATCTGTTCCAAACACTAATGATGTTGGCGAAGCTAGAGTAAGTGGGGGACTTCCGTTTGCTGCATATGCTAGTGGAACTGCAAATATTAATGGAAATATTGTTAATGGAGATGGAAGTGAAGTAGAGGCTTCTGGCATTGCAGTTAAAAAAGCTAATATACCTTTTACTCCAGGTTTAAGTGGTGCACTAGTAGACTTTGGCCCAGACATTTTAGAGGTAGACACTCTTACAAGAGATGTTGCTTTAAATGGCAACTATGAAGGTGCTAGAGCAAAGCTCGATGTACTTACTGATTTTTTCTTTCTACAACCTGGAGATAATGAGATAGAGTTTGCCGATGATAAAAACTCTGTAAGTACTGGACTGCTTAAGGTATTTTATAGGTCTGGTTGGCTAGGTTAAAAAAGGATAAAAATGACATCAATCGACACGACACTGACAGATGTAAATTATAGGTATTTCTTAACTGACCTCGTTTCTAATGAGGTTTTAGCAGAAGTTCCTTTTTCTGGTGTTAGCTACGAAAGACAGCTTCGTAAAGCTGGATCTTTTTCTGGAACTATTCCTGTAATTGCTTCTACTAGTAAATTAAACCTTTACGAGTCAACTATGCCTGGTCGTACAGGCTTATATGTTATGCGTAATGATGTTTGCGTATGGGGTGGAATAGTTTGGGCAAGAAGTTATAATGAAAGTAGCAAA